GTGATCTATGGCGAGTCCAACGTGGGGAAGACATTCTTCGCGATGGATTTGGGTCTGCACGTCGCTGCTGGTGCAAACTGGCACGGGCATCGAGTTCCAACGGGTGACAAATTCGCCGGGCCGGTTCTGTACGTTGCGGCAGAGGGCGGCAGCGGTATCAATAACCGCATTGAGGCGATGCGTCGCCAGTACCCTGATTTGATGAACCAGATTGAGGAGGCTGGTGACTTCAGTCTTCTAGCAGCGCCGCTGGACCTCTGTACCTCAAATGACGCGGATTATCTGATCGAAGCCATCCGGAGCGGCTTCCCTATAATGCCTTCGCTAATCGTTGTGGACACGCTGGCGCGAACCATGGGCAACGGCGATGAAAACATGGCGAAAGATATGGGTTTGTTTGTGCGCAATATCGACATGCTGCGCGAAGTAACCAATGCCCACGTCATGGTAATTCACCATAGCGGCAAGGATGCAAGCAAGGGCGCTCGCGGCTCTGGCAGCCTGCGGGCGGCAGCGGACACAGAGATAGAGCTGACGCGCTCTGACGACGTCGTAGTGGCCGAGGCACGAAAGCAGCGAGATATGCCCTGTGAGGGCGTCTTTGCCTACCGCCTCAAGTCAGTGTTCTTGGGCACTGATGATGACGGCGACAAAGTTACAAGTGCTGTTGTCGAGCAAGCGGACATTCAGAAGACAGACAAGCGCGAGCGTGTGTCCGGACGTGTCCAAGTAGCACTGAATGCACTGCACGACGCCCTACGCGACAAAGGGCGGGTTATTAGATCTTCAGAGTTGCCCAATGTCCCTGTGGTCGAACTGGCCGAATGGCAGGCGTACTGCGATCGTGTTGGACTGACCGACAGCGACAATGCCGATACCAAGGCCCGGACCTTCCGGCGTCACCGGGATGCATTGATGGACAAAAACCGAATACGAATTTTCGACAACTATGTCTGGGTGACGGACAAAGCGGACAAGGCACGGACAAACTCGGACTTGTCCGCGACAGATCCGGACGGACACGGACACCCCCCTATAAGGGTGTCCGTTTGTCCGTCCGCCCAATCTGCCTACGGCGATGACGCAGATGCGTTCCATGATCCGAATTCAAGCTACTGGCAAAGGACCGACCAATGACTGCCAACCAAGACTTTTCCATCATCAAGATGGTCGTGATCGATGCTGCCGTGAACATGCAGGGCAATCGCCTCTTGGCAGCATTCGATATGGCGATGAACGGCATGAAGGTCCGCGGATGCGTGTTGACCGAGAAGGCTGACGGCGTGGTGAAAGCCAAGGGCCCGATCGGCAAGACGCATCGCGGCGTCGACATCAGCGTCACCTTCGATGATCCGGCCATGGCCCGTGCTGTCACCCGCAAGGCTGCGGTGGCTTATTGCACGCTGACAGGTCGTGAAGTGGCAGATGAGTAGGCCGTGCACTGATCAGACCATGCACGGCCATGACTTTCCTAAAGTTCTACTTCTTCGGATCGAGAAGGTCAGCGATCGCGCGGAGACCAGATGCAATAGGTTTGCGGTTACGAATAATGACTTCGATCAAGGCGATCGGGCTGGCATGACGGATCATTATGATTCCCTTCGTGGAGATCAAGTTGTTGTCGACTGTTCAAAAATTATGGAACGCATCACACAGCGCGTTCTGCGGAGTGACCACAACATGGCACTCACCAATTTAAAAAGCCGACAACTCAGATACGCTGTCAGGCGCAATTGCGCGCGCCATCACATTGGAGGCGGCCGCTGCTTTATTCGTAAAAGTCGCCCTCCATGTCAAGCAAACTTTCGCGCGGCCGCGTACGATTTGAAAATTGACGTACCAATGGGGGTGGTCGCCAACTTTGCCCCTAAAGCGGGGACCGGCGCGTGGGGGTTCGTGCAAGATAGAACCGAATTGGAGATTTTCGGATGAGTGAAAACCAGCAGAATGACGCCCCGCCGATCGACCGCTGGCGCCTCGATGCGGTGCTGGAGACGCCTGTGAAAGGAAAGCTGTGGGGGTTGCCAAGCATCGCGGCCTTCCTGGGCGTGAGCAAGGCCACTGTGCGGCGGTGGGCGCGTCATCAGGAGGTGCCGATCTATCAGCCTCCAGGCACGAAAGCCTATTGCGCTTTTCAGAGCGAGCTGCGAGCATGGCAGAGAAGCAAGCCGCTGAATTGACTAGCGAATTGCGACGTTTTGATACCCTCTGGCATCTGACGAACTGACTCTGGCCCCTGTATCGTGGGGCCATGAAGATCTGGTCCCTTTTCCGCCCGGCCTCCGCGCCCGACAAGAAGTCTCTCGCCGTCCCCGACGCGGCTCTGGTGAGTATTCTCGGCGCCAATTTGTCCACCGGCAATGGCATCCCCATCAGCATCATGGACGCCCTGCGGGTGCCTGTGGTGGCAAACTGCATCCAGCTCATTTCCGAAGCCGTGGCCTCCCTCGACGTGCATGTGACGTATCGGGATGGTGCCAATGAGATCGAGGTAACCGACCACCCGGTTCTATCCCTCCTTCGTGGCGAGGCAAACGATTGGACGAGTTCGTTTGAGCTGATCCGGGCCATCATGGTCGATGCAATGGTGTCCGATCAGGGCGGCATGGCCTGGGTGAACCGCGTGAATGGCCGTCCCCAGGAGGTCATCAGCTACCGCCAAGGCACGCTGACCTTTGAGACGGATCTGGATACGGGCGAGCGCAAGTACAGCTTGGGCAATCGCCGCATCGCTGGCCGCGACGTGATCCACCTGATGCCCCCACTGCAGCATAGCCCCCTGACGCTGGCGCGCGATGCGATCGGCATTGCCGTTGCCCTCGATCGCCATGCAGCCCGCCTGTTCACACGCGGCGCCAAGCCGGGCGGGGCTTTGAAGTTCCCGAAAGGGATGGCCGAAGATGCGGTGAAGAAGATCCGTGAGTCCTGGCGCGCGACCCACGAGAGCGAAGACAGCAGCGGCCGCACGGTGATCCTGTACGACGGCGCCGAGTTTGAGGCCATCACGCTCAACAGTACCGACGCCCAGTTCCTCGAAAACCGGAAGTTCCAAGTCGCGGAAATCGCGCGGGCCTTCAACGTGCCGGGCCCGATGATTGGCGACCTGAGCCAAGCCACCTGGAGCAACAGCGAACAGAAGGGCCGGGAGTTCCTGTCCTACACGCTGGAGCCGTGGCTGCGGGGCCTGGAGAGCGCCCTGAACCGGGCCCTGTTCACCGACGACGAGCGGGGCCGCTACCGCGTGCGCTTCGATCGCGACGACCTGACACGCGCCGATCTGTCGACCCGTGCCACCGTCATTAACAGCCTGATCGCCAGCCAGACCCTGAACCCGAACGAGGGCCGCAGCTGGCTGGGCCTGCCCCCGCGTGAGGGCGGTGACGCCTTCCTGAACCCCAACATCTCTGCGGCACCCTCGACAGAAGGCATCCCCAAATGAGCACCTATGAAACCGAGATTGCGCAACCGATCACCAGCAAGGGCAAGCCTCTGGCAGTTTTGGTCCGCATGTCGCCCTTCGCCCCGCAATGGCCCGCGGCAAATGTCCGTGGTCAGGTGGAAAAGGCATTTCCCGGGCTGCACGTAATCTTCGTCGATCAAGGCACCACGGTCGAGGTGATCCATGCAGCTGAATGACATCCTTGCCGACGCGCAGGACCAGGACCGGGGCCGCGACTTTGAGCTGGCCGATCCGGTGACTGGCAAGCCCGCAGGCATCACCCTACGCCTTGCCGGCCCCGATAGCGCCACGCAGCACCGCGCCCGCCTGGCGCTGACGGACGAGCTTTCCGAAGCAATGGGCGACGACGGCCGCGTGAGCGCTGTCGATCGGGAGAAAGCCCGGCTGAACAGCCTCGCCCGCTGCATCCTGGGCTGGCACATCCTGGAGGATGGTGAACCGGTCCCCTTCACTCACGCCAACGCCCTGCGGCTGCTGAGAGGCGCCCTGTGGGTGCAACAGCAGGTCGACGCTTTCGCATCCGATCGAGCAGCATTCCGGGGGACTTCGGCATGAGCAAGATCGAGGTCAAAGCGCAGTTCACCGTGGACGAGGCTGGCGTGGTCGAGGGCATCGCATGGCCCTTCGGCAGCCCCGACCGCGTGGGCGACGTGATCGAGCTGGGCGCCTTCGCCAAGACCCTGCCGCCTATTCCGATGCTGGCCTTCCATGAGCAACGCGAGACCGTGGGTGTCTGGGACGAGATCCTGGAAACCCCGGCGGGCCTGCAAGTGAAGGGGCGGCTTCTGATCGAGGATCTGCCCCGCGCCCGCGAGGTCCGGGCGATGATCCGTGAGCGCGCCCTGTCGGGCCTGTCGATCGGCTTTTCCACGACCAAGGCAGCCCCCCGCAAGGGCGGCGGCCGCACAATCTCTGCCCTCGAACTTCTCGAAATCAGCGTGGTGGCGGTGCCTGCCCACCCTGGCGCGCGCATCACCTCCGCAAAGGAACACGACATGAGTGAACAGACCCAAACCCCGGACATCGCGGCCCTCGAAGCCAAGATGACCGCCATGGAACAGAAGGCCGACACGTCGGCGCTGGTGAGCCGGCTGGACAAGCTGGAAGCCAAGGCGAACCGTCCCTTTGGCGGAACGGTTGAAGCCAAGCCCGATGCCGTCGAAAAGAAGGCATTCGAGAGCTTCATCCGTCGCGGGATGCACTCGCTGAACGAGGACGACCGCAAGACCCTGAACATGGGCACGGATACGGCTGGCGGCTATGTCGTCGCGCCGGAGTTCTCGACCCGCGTTCTGCAGACGCTGTCCGAGCGGTCCTCGATGCGAGCCATTGCCAACATCATGGCGATCGGTACGACCGAGATCATCATTCCCACGCTGACCGGAAATGTTCAGCCGGGATGGGTTGCCGAAATCGGCCCGCGCCCCGTGTCCGAACCCACCTTCGGCCGCAAGTCGATCACCGTTCACGAGCAAGCCGTGATCGTCCCCGTCTCGCAGCAGCTGCTGGAAGATAGCCTGATCGACCTGGAAGCGTTCCTGCGCAATCACATCGCCCGCGAGTTCGGGAAGATGGAAGAAGCGGCGTTCGTGAATGGCGACGGCGTGGGCAAGCCCCTGGGCTTCCTGGCGGAGGCTGCCGACTATGAGACGATCACCACGGCGGTCGACGGTTCCGGCCTGGTCGATGACCTGATCGCGCTGTTCTATGCCCTGCCCACGGAATACGCCCGCAATGGAACGTGGGTGATGAACCGCGCGACCATGGCGGCGATCCGCGGCGCGACGGACAATACCGACCGGATGATCTGGGGCGACAGCCTGAGCAACGGCCAGCCCGCGACCCTGCTAGGGCGTCCGATCCGTGAAATGGTCGACATGCCCTCGCTAGCCACCGGCGCCTATGCCGCTGCCTTTGGGGACTTCAACGCCGGCTACCAGATCGTCGATCGCATCGGCATCCAGACCCTGCGCGATGACTTCACCGGGGCCGATCAGGGCATCGTCAAGATCCGCGCCCGTCGCCGTGTCGGTGGCGCGCCGGTCATGCCGGAAGCCATCGCCGTTCTGCGGGGGGCGTGATCGTGAGCCAGACCAAGAGCCAAGCCCAGATCGACGCATTCGTGGCTGATCTGAAAAAGACCAAGGGCGGCGTCCAGGTTCGTGAGGAGGATGGCGAGACGATCGTCACCACCCGCGACGGCGACGTGCACCGCTTCAAGACCAAGAAGGCCGACTGATGCCGGTTCGCCCGCCCCGGATCTGTTCTTGCGGCAAGATGGTGCCTTCGGACGCCAAATGCCCTTGCCAGATCCAGCGCGCGGCAGAGCGGAAAGCCCGCTTCGACAAGACCCGGCCCAACAGCAGCCAGCGCGGATACAATCGGGAATGGGCCAATGCCCGTGCCCGGTTCCTGCGCCAGCACCCCTACTGCGTGGCCTGCGGTGCCAAGGCATCGCTGGTCGACCACAAGACCCCCCATCGCGGCGATCAGACCATCTTCTGGGACAAGTCCCGCTGGCAGTCGCTGTGCACCCCCTGCCACGCGGGCGCCAAGCAGAGACTGGAGCGCCGCCAGCATAGGACACCAACGCCATGACGATCTACACCACCGCAGGCACCCGCCTTTACATTGGCGGCCCTCTAGCAGCCAAATCCAGCGACTTCGAGGCGGCCGACTTCGCCAGCCAGATGTGGGTCGAGATCGATGAAACCGAGGGCCTGGGCTCGGCCGGTGACACCTCGTCGGAAGTCACCTTTGACGGCATCAACTCGGGCCGCACCCGCCGCCTGAAGGGCACCAAGAACGCCGGTACGATGGAGGTCGTCTGTGGCCTCGATCCCGCAGATCCCGGCCAGATTGCGCTGGTCGCGGCAGAGCGAGCCAAAGGCGACTATGCGTTCCGCGTGGTTCTGGCCGATGCCCCTGCCGGCGGCACGCCCTCGGAGCGCATGTTCGTGGCTCAGGTCGGCAGTGCGTCGGAAACTTACGACAGCGCCAACAGCGTGATGAAGTTCAACGCGACGCTCTGGATCAACAGCAACATCGTCAAGATCGACGCTGCCTGATGCTGTTCGCGACCGCCGGCACCCGCTTGTTTATCGCGGATCGTGACACGACACCCGTGCCGGCGGGAGCATGGGTCGAGATTGCTGAAACGGAGGCGGTCGGGTTTCTGGGCTCGCAATGGAACATGGCAGAAGCTGAAATCGCATACATGGGCGCGCCTGACGTGGAATTGGAGGTGGTTCAGCATAAGCGGTCCATTCGCCGTCTCCCCATGCAGGTTGTCATGGGGAACGACCCCACAGACCCAGGACAGCGGCTGCTGTGGGCGGCGCATTACTCGACCAGAGACTTCCAGTTCCGGCTCGTCTTTCCAGACGGCACCAATGCTCGCCAATGGCCCGGCCTCGTGACCGCGATGAGCGAAGTCTTCGATACCGCCAACAACGTGATGCGGCTTCAGGCTGACATCCTTCCGACTGCCCAACCCACCATGACGGGAGCCTGAACCATGCCGCTAGAGCCTGTCATGAGCCTGCCAGAGCTGAAAGCCCACCTGTCCCTGACTGTTGACCAGGACGAGGATGACGCCCTGCTGCAGGCTAAGCTGGACGGCGCTCAGACCCTGATCGAGCGGATGCTGGGCTTCGGCCTGGTGACACGGTTCGAGACAGAGGACGCGGTACCGGCCGATCTTCGCGAAGCGATCCTGCAGCTGGCTGCGTGGTGGTACGAGAACCGCGAAGCTGTCATGGAGCCGGGCGCGCCGCTGCCCTTCGGTGTGGCCGACATCATCAACGCTAACCGCGATTGGACCTTCTGATGGCGGATGATGGCGCTCTGGCGAAATTCCAAAAACGCATGCGGGCGATCCCCGTCGCAGCGCGGGCGGCGGTCCAGCCGGCGCTTGCCAAAGGCGCCTATGAGATTGCTGACATCATCGAGGGTCTGGCTCCCGAGGATACGGGTGACCTAAAGAACTCAGTGGCCGTGACCCTGGGAGGCCACTCGACCCCGCCCTATTCGCAGCCGGGTGGCGCCGAAGTGGTCCCTGAGAACGCCGCGGCCATCACCGTCGGCAGCTCCGACGTCCGGTATCCGCACCTGGTGGAATACGGGACCAGCGACACGGAGGCGCAGCCCTTCTTCTGGCCGGGCTATCGCCTTGGCCGCAAGCGTGCCCTGAACCGCATCAAGCTGGCGATCGGCAAAGCCATCCGGGAGGCGCGGTGATGGAGCTGGAGGTTCAAAAGGCCCTGCGCGCCCGCCTGATCGGTCAGTCTCCGGTTAGTGAGTTGGTCCCCGCAGCCCACATCCTCGACACCAATCAGCGTCCTACGCCCAAGCCCTCGATCATCCTGGGCGAAAGCCAATCCGTCGATGAGGGCACAAGCATTCACCGCACCCGCACCCGCATCTTCCACACCCTGCACATCTGGGCGCGCGAGGCGTCGCTGGAGCGGGCAAAGGCCATCGGGGGTGCCGTGCGTGCGGCAATCGCAACCGGGCGCCTGGAGCTGCCCCAGGGGCTGCACTGCGCTGATCTGCTGGTGACCAGCCAACGCTACATGCGCGACCCGGACGGCGAACATTCCCACGGCGTGCTGACCGTCGAGATCCTGGTGACGGAGGCCCGGCCATGAAATCCGGCAAGCTGATCGAAACCATCGAGATCGAGCATTCCACCGACACCGTAAACGATTACGGCACGCCCGAAACGGTCTGGCGGCCCTTTGCCAGCGTCCGCGCCGAACGGATCGACCAGACCACGGAAGAGTTCATGCGGGCCGGCGGCGCCATTGACGAGGAAGCCGTGGTGTTCCGCATCCGGCACCTCGACGGGGTGTCCAATGCTGATCGTGTTCTGTGGCGTGGCCAGGCGTTCAACGTTCGACAGGTGACGCCCATCGGCCGTCGCAAGGGCCTCGACCTGCGCTGCACAAGGCTGCCGGGATGAAGGGCACCAAACCTCAACTGCGAGAAGCTGACGCTCCTTTGGAGCCTACGGAGGCCCCGGCGTGGCTGTCGGACGCGGCTCGCGAGGAATGGGCGCGGGTGATGCCGGTCCTGATCGAACGCCGTATCCTGACCGATGCCGACCTTGGCGGCCTCGAGAGCTACTGCATCTGCATTGGCCGGGTGCGCCAGATGGAAGCCCTAATCCAGGCAGAGAGTGACGCAACCGCGATGCTGCCGATGATACGCGCCCAGGACAAGGCAATGGTCACAGCCAGGCAGCTGGGCGCTGAACTGGGTCTGACGCCCGTCAGCCGGTCCCGCCCGGCAATCCGCGACGATGGCGACCAGGACGATACTGACAACCCGCTGGATATGGGCTGATGAGCAAAGCGTCCTCGACCTTCCCGGAATGGATCTATGACGGTTCGGAGATCCCGGACCCCTACGGCTACGGTGAGCGGGCGGTGAACTTCCTGCGCGCCTTGCGTCATCCAAAGTCGATCCTGCCCAAACGCGGCTTTCAGTTGGACCCTTGGCAGGAACGCATCGTCCGGAAGATCTACGGTCCGCGCCACGAGGACGGCACCCGGATCACTAACACCGTGGCGCTGCTGCTGCCCCGCGGCAACCGCAAGACCTCCTTGGCTGCTGCTCTGGCGCTGCTGCACACCATTGGCCCTGAACGCAGGCCGGGCGGGGAAGCCATCTTTGCCGCTGCGGATCGCAAGCAGGCCGGCATCGGCTTCCGCGAGGCGGTAGGCATCATCCGCGAGGACAAGCGCATCGTGTCAGCCACCGGCATCTATGACGCGCACAACGCCCCGAAGAAACTGATCTATCGCAAGGACGCGTCCTATCTGGAGGTCATCTCTGGTGATGGTGGCCCGCAGCATGGCCGCACGCCGGCATTCGTCCTGGCCGACGAGATCCACATCTGGAAAGGCCGCGACCTGTGGGAGGCGCTGACCACCGGCCTTGAGAAGATCGATGACAGCCTGCTGGTCGTGGCCTCGACGGCCGGGCGGGGACAGGACACGCTTGCCTTCGACTTCTTCGAGGATGCCCGCAAGGTTGCCCGTGGCGAGGTCGATGATGCTTCAATCCTGCCGATCCTCTTCGAAGCAGACCGGCGCGACGACTGGCAAGACGAGGAGCTGTGGCACCGGGTGAACCCCGGCCTCAAGTACGGCTATCCAAGCCTTGCCGGGTTCCGGCGCCACGCCAAGCGATCGCAGCGCAGCGTGGGCGACCGGCAGTCTTTCAAGCAGCTCAAGCTGAACATCTGGCTGGACGCCTCGACCGAGCCGCTGGTGGACATGGATATCTATGACCAGGGCGCGAAAGAGTATGACCTTGATACGCTGAAGAACGAACCATGTTGGCTGGCGGTGGACCTTTCCTCGACGGTCGATCTGTCGGTGATCGTGGGGTGCTGGCGGGTTGCAGAAGGGTACGCAGTCAAGGCGTGGTTCTTCTGCCCTCAGGATACTGTCGACAGCAAGGGCGATGGCGGAATGCTGGACGATGACGGCGTGGCGCAGCGTGAGAGCCAATCCGGGGCACCCTATAGCCAATGGGTTGAGGATGGGTTGGTCACGGCCACGATGGGTTCGGTGATCGATTATGCCGAGATCGAGAGCAAGATCATCGAGCTTTGCGAGGAGCTGAACGTGCAGGAGATCGCGTTCGACCCGCACATGGCTCGACAGGTACAGCCCAAGATCCTGGACGCCGGATTGCCTGCCGTGGACTTCCGACAGGTGCCGTCCCTGATGATGCCCGCGGCGATGGAGCTGGAGCGGGCCCTGTTGGGCGGCGAGTTCCACCACGGCGGCAACCCGGTCCTGCGGCACTGCTTCGCCAATGTCGTCGTGAAACGCAACGACCACGGGCACGTCGTCAAGTTCACCAAGCCTAAGAAGTGGTTGTCGATCGACGGCGCAGTGGCAGCGGCAATGGCCGTGTCCCGAGCGGCTGCGAACGAAGGCGGCTTCACCACCAATCAACCTTGGTTCGCTGACGACATGTGGACCGCATAGGAGGCGACAATGGCCGCAGGATCAGAAGAACGGCTCATGGTGATGCTGGAGGCCCGGATCACGGACTTCGAGCGGAAGATGCGCCAGGCCGAACAGCGCGGCACCCGGACCTATCAGGGCCTGCAGCGTGGGTCGCGAACGGCAACCCGGCAAATGAGCGGCGACATGAGCCGGATCGGCGGGCTTGCCACGGCGGCAGCCGCGAGCATCCTGAGCATCGGCGCGGCCATGAACAAGGTCCGCACGTCATCGGACGGCTATAAGACGATCATCAACCAGCTCCGGTCGATCGGGCAGGAGTCAGACGCAGCGGTGGACAAGCTGCTGGCTGTCGCTGTCCGGTCCCGCGCCCCGATCGAGGACCTGGCGACATCGGTGGCCCGGATCCAGAAAGCCACCGGCGACAGCTACGATGTCACCCTGCGCCGGGCCGAGACGCTGAACAAGATCCTGGCGGTTGGCGGATCGACCGCGGCCGAGGTCAGCTCGGTCGTCACGCAGCTCTCCCAGGCCCTCTCTGCCGGCGCGCTGATGGGCGACGAGTTTGCCAGCCTGCGTGAAGCTGCACCCGTGGAACTGCTGGACGCAATCGCGGCGGCGATGGGGACCACGCGGGACAAGCTGAAAGAGCTTTCCTCGGAGGGCGCCATCACGGCGGACGTCGTGACCAAGGCCCTCGACAGCATGGCTGAGTCCGCAGATGCGAACTTTGCCAAGACTGCGCAGACCACCGGGCAGGCGATGACCAACATCAACAGCGCCCTGACCACCTTCATCGGTCGTGTGGACGAGGGCACGGGCGCGTCGGACACGATGATTGCCGCGCTAAATAACCTCGCGACATGGCTGGTCGAAAACGCTGACGAGGCCACGGCACTTGGGCAGTCTCTTGGCGCCATGTTCGACGTCGCCAATGAGCGCGTGGGCGAGTTCATGGCCCTGATCGACGGGATGGCGGATGCCCTGCGGGAAGGATTCGATGCCGAACCGATGGAGGGCTTTGGAGACGCCATTCAGCGCGTCATCGACTTCATTGCTGACATGAACGGCGTCATCGAAGGGTCTGCCGCAGTCGCCCGCGAGGCGTTCCTAAACATTGGTGACAGCGTTGCCGCAGGGCTTAACGCCGCCATCAACGCTGTCATCGGTGCCGTCGAGTCGATGGTGAATACGGTCATGGCAGGGGTGCGCAGGGTTGCCGGCGCCATCGATGCCGTTACTTCCGCCATGCCCGGCACGGAAGGGACCAATCTTGCAGCCGGTGTCCATGACGTGAAACTGGACCGACTGGACCCAATCCCCCCCGGTTCATCAGGCAAACCGCTGGCAGAGGTTTACACCGAAGCCAGGGACGCAGGCACCGCCCGGGTGATCGACGCTATGGACGAGGCCAACAGGGATTACGGCGGCCGGCTGGCAGGCCGTCAGATAGCCGACCAGACGCCTTTGCAGCTTGGGCTCCCCCCGATAACCCCACCAGCGACAACAGCGCCTGGCACGGCACCTGGGGGCAGCTCCGATGCATTGAGCACTGGTGGCAGTGCCGGCGGTGGACGGAGGGGCCGTACCGGCCGCGCAGGCGGCAGACAGGAAAGCCCGTTCTTCGGCAACATCGAGCAAGACCTGACAAATCTGGAACGCCAGATCAGCCTGATCGGCAAGTCCAATGAGGAAGTGGCGACAGCACAAGCCCGGTGGGAAATGCTGGACGAGGCCAAGAAGCGCGGCATCCCGGTCAACGAAGAGCTTTCAGCGCAGATCAATACGCAAGCCGAGCAGTTCGGTCGCCTGACTGGTGAACTGGAGAGAGCTGAGATTGCTCAACAGCAGTTCGATCAGGCAGTGGACGGCATTGCTGGTGCCTTTGCCGATGCTCTGGCGGGAGGCGAGAGCCTGCGGGAAGGCTTGGCGAACGTATTCCAGCAGATCGCGAATGACCTGATCAAGAGCGGCATCCAGAACATGATTGCTTCGCTGTTCAACGGGGGCTCTGGCGGGGGAGGCGGCGGCGGTGGATGGGCGGGTGCCATTCTTGGCGCGATCGGCGGGTTCTTCGGTGGCGGCAAGTCGGGGCCCTCGTTTGCAACGGGCGGCTTCACCGGCATGGGTGGCAAGCACGACCCGGCGGGCATCGTTCACCGCGGCGAGTACGTCATGAGCGCGCAGGCGGTACAGCGCCTCGGGGTAGGCAAGCTAGATGCCATGCACAAGAGCGCCTTGCGAGGCTACGCCAGCGGCGGCCCCGTTGGAGTATCGGCTCCCGCAGCCGCCAACGCATCCGACGAAGGCAAGACTACGATCATGGTCGAGCTATCTCCGGATCTAACCGCCCGCATCCTTGATCAGGCTCGCGGCCAAAGCGTCAAGATCAGCCAGGAAACTGCCGCAGCACAGGCCAAAGCACTGCCCTCGCAGATCCAGAGGGCGCAAGCCAATCCGAGGAGGCGCTGATGAGAGGTCTGCAGAAAGCCCTATGTGCCACGCTGGAAGCCGTGCTGGAGGGAAAGAAGCCCCGGCTGCCTGACGCAGGTGCAGAAATCCTCGATGCCTTCATGGCGCTGTCACGGGCCCGGACCTATCACGCCCACGGGCCAAACCCGATTACCTGGGAGGCGATGGCGGCCTGGTCGCAGATGATGCGCCGCCCGCTGCCACCGCATCACGCCGAGATCGTCATGGCCCTGGACGATACGTGGATGCAGAACGCTGCGCGGAAGATGGTGGGAGGTGCTGCTACAATCCCGGTGGTGTCCAGCACCCCGCTGTCGGCCGGGCTGTTCGATGCGCTGACTGGGGGGTGATTGTTTTCCCTGCCGCCATTACTATCAAGAATGTGCATGGCAGAGCAAAGGAAACACCCAATGACGACAGTCTATTTTAGCGGAGGAACTACAGCAGCCGTGACCAATCTAAGAGGCGATGATCGTGTGCGGTTTGATATTGCCTCGACATCTACCACCACGTTTCACAGTGCTTTCAGTCGGAATGAAACGCTGCGCTTTTCTGAAAACGGCCCTGTCTATTTGCTTACACGCATGAGCATGACTGAAGGGGAAGCTGTTCTGCAGGTTCGTCGTGCCAGATAGTAACAAGCCATTTTCCCCTGAAACCCTTGCCGAGCGGTGGGACTGCTCAGCAGGCACCGTTCGATCTATGTGCATAGACGGAACGCTGAGATCGTTCCGCGTGGGCAGGCTGTATCGGATAACAGCGGATGCTGTAGCGGAGCATGAGGCGTCAGCTGCCGTCAAAAAAATTGAACCACGCGGCGATGGAAATCTAGCAAAGCTCGAAGCAATCATTCGGAGCAAGAGTAAGAACAAGTGACGATAAGGGCCTCGGTAACGCAAATAGTTACCGAGGCCTCACTGCTAATCCACGGTAATCCGCGTGCCAGATCTGACAATCTCGAATACGCCCTCCGATTTGTAATTCACCGCATTCCCATCATGCGTTGCCAAGCGCTTCATCCCCTTGATCGTCGCATGGGGGTTTCCACTATGTCCGGCAGCAATGATTTCAGTGAATTCGTACACCACGTGTTTCCGTCCTTGGTCGTCGGTGCAGTGGTAGGTATTAGTGCGTTTTTCCATGGGGTGCCTTTTTATATGTCCGCATCAATCAAGCCACGGCTATAACGCATACGTCAAGCCGCGGCCCCGAAGGGCAGTGCTTGCATTGGTTAACGAGATGTGCGTACGTAGTCCTTGGGCGTGACAACCCGGACCAGTGATAGCCGCACAACCTTTGGCGAGGTTTCTTCCGTTGGCGCGGAAGGCGGCGAAGTGCATCCTGATGGATGCTTTTGGACGCGCTTGGCGGCGCGGCACCTACCGGACCTTTATGGCCGGGGTAGGGCGTGCTGTCCAGAGGGAAACCTTAAAAGCGTCCTGCTTGTCTCACTGGCAAGTTGTCACCCCCCGGCTGCCGGTCCGATACCGGCGATGGCCGTGACAAGCCAAACCAGTGAGAAGCAAAATGACCCAACGCAAGAAGATTGCCGGGCTGCCTTGTGGCACCCGCGACCGTCTGGCCCTCTTTGCTGAGTGGACCGGCGCCGAGCAATTCCCCCCGCACAAGATGCTAACCCGCACAGAGGACGGTGATACGTTCTCGACTGAGTTCCTGAGCTACTGCGCCGCCACCGGTCTGTCACTGGACTGGGTGTGGCTGGGTGATGAGGCCAGCTTGGTGATCGGCGCATTCCATGCGGCGCAGCGGGGTGCAGCATGACCTATCCTTTCAAGATCGAGAAACTGATCCAAACCGATGACCAGAAGAACTGGGCGCATGAGTGCACCACGAGCGCAATGTCCTTGGTACTTACGGCGCGGCTGGCACTGGAGAACGACGAGGGTGGCATTTGCCGGGATGTTGAGCGTATAGCCGTGGTCGCAGACACCCTCGCGATCGCCTATGCGCTGATGTTGGTTGCAGCCGACGGGGTCGACCTGATGCAGCGGGAGGGCCCTTATGGACCATGGAAACACCGTGCCGAAAACAGGGGTGCTGATGCGTAACCGCTTGATGATCGAGGTGGATGCCGTCGAATTGGCTGAGCTGCGAGACGAGATCCGGGCCTTGCGCGAGGAAATTCGCCTTGTTCGGATCATTCAATTGCCTGAGTGGATCACCGCAAAGGAGTATGCAGAGCGCGCAAGGGTGACTCCTCGCACGGTTCGCAATTGGATCAACTCGGGGCAGCTTGAGACTTATCGCCACGGCAAGACTGTGATGGTCCGCGCCGACCAGACGAAGCACAAATGACAGACTTATCGTCCCAAGCGTTCCCGCATCTTCCATTCGAAGATGGGGGGACGTGAGGGGGGATGAATAGCGGTAATCATGGATAAACCAATGAAAACAGCGTCTTATATGGATGATTGGCGGAGAGGGTGGGATTCGAACCCACGGAACCCTTGCAGGCTCAACGGTTTTCGAGACCGCCCCGTTCGACCACTCCGGCACCTCTCCGCGCTTCTTGGTGTGGTGACGCGGAATTAGAGGGGTGGGGGTTGAAGCGCAAGAGGGTTTGGACGAAAAAATCCCGACCGTCGAAATTTTTCGCGAAAGGTGCGGGACATGCTGACCATTCTGGGATTGCTTGCCGTTCTAGCACCTCCTGTACCGGCGGTGCCGCCGCCCGCGGACGTCCATCTGGTGCAGATGCAGCAGGACCCGGCCGACCGCATGTGGCGCACCCTGGACCTGGCCGCGCTGATGCCGATCCTGCAGGAGGAGGCCGTGACCGAGGCCGCCCGGATGGAGGGCGAGGGGCTGATCGCCGGGGGCGGCCTGCCGTGGGCTCGTGTCGTCGCGCGAATCCACGACACCCCACGGATGGAGGCGCTGTTCCGGGCGGGCGTCCGCGACGCCGCCGCGCGCATGGACCCACAGCTGGTGGATCGGGCACTGGCCTTTCACGGGTCCGGCCTGGGCCTGCGGGTCATCCGCCTGGAAGGGTCCGCGCGGCGCGCCCTGCTGGAGGACGGGGTGGAGGATCAGGCACGGGCGGACTTTGCGCGCGCCCTGCGCAACGGTGATCCGCGTGCGGAACAGATCGTCCAGTTGATCGACGGGGCAGACCTGATCGCGCCCAATGTCGCGGGTGGCCTGAACGCAGCCATCGCCTTTTCCCGCGGCTATGCCGATGGGGGCGGGTTCGACATGGCCCCGGATCAGCAGCAGCTGATGGCCGATGCCTGGGCGCAGCGCGACCAGATCGAGGCCGAGGCGACGGTCTGGCTGCAGGGTTTCCTGATGCTGGCCTATGGCCCGCTGAGCGACGCGGAACTGGCGGATTACGCCCGCCATGCCGCATCGGCCGAGGGGCAGGCGCTGTCGCAGCTGCTGTTTGCGGGGTTCGACCGGGTTTTCGGACAGACCTCGTATGACATGGGCATGGCCGCGGCGCTTCGCGGTCAGAGGCAGCAGCTTTGATCGTCGTCGTCGGGGCATTGGTGCAGCCGCTGCTGGGCACCGTACTGGGCCTTGACGGGACGCCCGTCGAGGTACCGGGTATCCTGACCGGCGGCCACCGGGCGGGGGTCGTGCTTGACGGCTGGCCTGCGCTGCTGCCTGCGCCGGGGACAATTCCGGGGTTGGCCATACAGCCGACTCCGCAGCTGGACCGCTATGCCGCGGTGATGGGGCTGACGGTGCAGGAGGTGGGCGGGATGCAGGTCAAGGGCATCGGACCCGGACCCGCCGCGCATCACGCGCCGATCGTCGACCGTGACGCGATCGCCGCCGAAATTGCGGTCCAGATCCTGCAGGCACCCACCGGGACGGAGGCGGACCTGTTGGCATGGCGACTGCCGATGATGGGGATCTGGGCGGGCAGCCGGCTGCGCGCCCGCGCATCGGCGCCGTCGGGGCAGGGGATCGTCCCGCAGCGTCCCGCGGATGCGTTGCGCGTTCAGCAGCGCAGTCAGCCGTTCCTGGGGTTCTTCGGGGTCGAACGGCAGGTGCTGACCCATGCCCTGCATCAGGGCGGCCAGACCGCCCCCATGACCCGCGAGGCGTTCCTGTCGGGCGATGCTGCCGTCATGCTGCCTTGGGACCCGGTCCGCGACCGCGTCCTGGTGATCGAGCAGTTCCGCATGGCCCCCGCCCTTCGCGGCGATCCGCAGCCATGGCTGCTGGAGCCGGTCGCGGGTCGCGTGGACGCCGGTGAGACCCCCGAGGCCGCGATCCTGCGCGAGGCGCAGGAGGAAGCGGGGCTGCAGGTCACACGGCTGATCCCGGCCTTCAACGCCTATCCCAGCCCCGGCGCGCTGTGCGAGTTTCTGTATCACTATATCGGCATCGCGGACTTGCCGGACGGCTGCGCCGGTGTCCACGGGCTGGATTCCGAGGCGGAGGATATTCGCGGCCACCTGATGGACCGCGAAACGCTGTCCGCGCTGGTGGATGCGGGACAGATCGCCAACGGGCCGCTCGCCACCCTGTCCCTGTGGCTGGACGCGCGGCGGGACCGGCTGCGGGCGCAGGTCTGA